TGGTACTAAAGCTGCCGTTAAAAAACCAGCTTGAGCGTATGTATCATCAACTTGTTCTGTTTCTAAAAGGTCATCATTAAGATATTCTTTTAATAAGAATCTACCATTAACAACTTCCCATTTATCTTGATAACCTTCAACATCTTTTCGTTCTGGTTTTACATCTTCTAACCCATACCATTGTCCTGATGTTGGGTTGTAATAAAAATCTTTATTTTCTTTCCATACCTTACCCAACTTATCACCTTCAATATAAACTCTATTATTACGTTCTAATCCAGCTTCTTGTGCTATATATTTCAATCTACCCGATTGTAAACTAGAATTTAGTGCCATAGCTTGTCTAACTCTATGGTATGTATCCATTATGTTGTAACCCCACATAGTAGTTTGTTGATAATCTTCTATTTCAGCACCTAATTTAAGTGTTGATGGTTTTCTTTTGAGTCCAACTAGTGGGTGTTTTGTTTTTATTAAATCAGAAGAAATATCTACTGATGTAATTCTGTTATCTTTTTTAGACCTTCTAATACTAGTATCAGATAAACCTAATCTTTCCATTCTAACAAAAATATAATTCCAGTCAAAATTTTCTGAGTTATAACCAACTATGATGGATGGTTCTAATTTATGTATTATTTCAAAAAACTTTTCATACATTTTTTTCTCACCATCCCTACTATATTCACCATCTTCGCCATAAGCGGTCAATAATTGTTTAAAACCCCTATTATCTTTGATACCAATCATAAAACAATGACCTGTTTCGGGTGTTAAACTAGTTGTTTCAATATCAAATGTTAATTTATGTACCTCAGTGTAGTCTTCATAACCTTTAAATAACCTTTTACCAGTTTGGACCATAAATTGTTCTACTGGTGGTAGAATTTGGACTAGTTTTTTCTCTCTATCCCAAGGGTTGATTCCACCTCTCTTAAAAAAATTAACTAAATCACGATAGGTACCAGAAGTTTTGACAATATATTTGTAACCATCTTCCAATCTTTGGTTATCACCGGTCTTTAACTTTTCAGTATATATACCAAACTCTCTAGCTTTTTTTCTAATTTTTTCTACATCATCATCATAGAACCCACTACCTTTCAATGATTTGGTCCAACAAAAAGGTGTGAATTTTTGTACTTTTATTTTTTTACCCTTTATGGGGTCATCAATTACTATATATACTTTATTGGTTTCGTCTATGGACCAATCACCTGTTTGGTCTAATTCTATTGATACGATGTATTTTTCATCGTCATGACCTTCCAAGAACTTCTTAATATCTTCAGGTGTGGCTTTTAATATTTCACTCATTACATTAGATTTTTGGTAGGGGTTAATCTTTTACCCACTAGTTAATAATGAGATAATAGTAATGATAATAAATTTATTAATAAAGTGCTGGTGGTAGAATTATTTTATTTTTTAACTAATAATTCTTTAATTTTTTTCTTAGCTTTCATTAGGTTAGTCTTAGATGTGTTAGGTGATATACCTAATTCTTCAGCTATTTCTTTGTGTTTTAGATTTTTGAAATAATAAAGTTCAAAAACTTTTCTGTATGCTTTTGATACTTTACTTAATACTTTCTTGATGTCGTTTATATTATACTTTTCTTCGGTAGGTTCTTCTATATTATCACCAATGCTATCTAAATTAAAATCTGAATTACCGTTAGTAAAACTAATTTTCTTTTTTCTTAACTCGTCTAATATGTTGTTTCTTATGACCCTAGCTATCCAAGCATCAATAGAACCCTTACCATCAAATTTTGAAATATTTTGGTAAGCTTTTATAAAACCATTTTGACAAAAGTCTTCAGCTTTAGCTTCATCCTTAGTGTACTTTCTACAAACATTATTCATCATTTTATCCCACAATTTATTATATAAATCGTTAAATTTACTGTCACCATTTTCTGTGATGAATTCTTTAATAGTGTTTTTATTTGGTTTTATTTTTAATTTTAATTGGTTGACAAATTCTTTAGCCATGTCCTTTAAAAAAATATTACCATCCTTACCAAAGTATTGTAGACCAGATATATTAGTAATACATTTATGCCCACCACTATTAGCTTGAATCATATCCCAACCACTAACTTTTAACAATTTTAATGCTTTAATCTCTTTTTCTGATAATTTTGAATATGGTTTATCCATTACTTTTTTAAGTGCTTGTTGCCACCTTTCTAATGTGTAATCTTTTGGGACACCTTGTGGTGGTGAATCTAGTCCTTGTATACCATCTTCTGTTTCTTCAAACATAGCTATCATATCCGTATAATTAAAACCAACTGAGTTTTCATCAAATGATTTGTGTTTTTCAGCAAAATATTTTATACTATCAATAGTTATCACTTTATTTTTTAAGGGGGTTTCAAAAACTTTTAGAACATCTTGAGCTATCTCACCTAAGTTTACACCTTTGAGTTCTCTATTTGCTTTAAATGGGTTACAAGAAGCTTGTAATAAACCTAGTGGCCAAGCTATAACTAAAAAATTAGCTTTTGGAAAATTTTTGAATGGTACATATCTATCGTAAGCACCTGGTTTAAATAATGCTCCACCACCATATTGAGCTATTATACCGTAATCCTCTAAATAACTAACATTATCACTATCTTTTTGCTTATCAATATAATTAGACAAATTAGATTTCATTATATCGGGTGATACATAACCTTCTTCTTTAGCTAATTTAACTATATTTTGGTATATGTTTAATAATGATGGGGATGAGTTTAAAACTAAAGTTTCTAAAAAATTAGGTTTGTTTTTGTAAGCCAACAATAGTTTATTTGTCACTAAAGCCATTATATTTTTATTTCTAGATAAGTCTTTTTCTTTGTCTAACTGAAAGATGTAAGTCATAACATCTTCTGGTTTTATACCCATATTAACAAAATCAGCTGAATCCACTGTTGATATCATTTTAATATCTTCGTTAGGGAATATATCTGATGGTGAAACTATTTGTGATATTGTTTCTACGTTAGAACGTGACGGTCTAAATGAAGTAGACGCGTTTTTTTCAGCACCAACTTGTTTATCATGATGGTCTGTGTGTATAATAAACATAGGTTTACCGTGAGCGAAGTCTACTAAGACTGGCATAATATCACCTTTAGCTGATGGTTTTTTTATTGCGAATTCTTTATCACCATATTGAATTATTTCAGCGTCAACGACTTTTATTCCGTTGTTCTCTAAATAATCTTTCATAGCTAAAGCTGTTGTTACACCATCTAAATCTTGGTGGAAATAGATTTTAGCTTTATCATATCTTTTTGATAAATTTTTTATATTACGTAAACCACCTTCTGTTAATATTTTACCTTTAAATAAGATATTCATTATTAATATTTTTATATAAATATCTAGTTAGTGGTCTTCTTGCTAATTTTTAGAATTTTCTAGACTGATTAATTTGTCTAGATACATTTTAGCTTTTTGTAAATCTTGTAGACCGTTTTTATGTCTCCATCTCGTAACATACTTAACAATGTTACCTTCAAAAAAATCTAATTCATGTGAATGTGCGTAATCCCACATCTCTATACCCTTATTGTAGTGGTTTGGGTGTTCTACCTGTTCTTTACTCTTATCTTCCATTTTTACCTAATAATTTCTTTTATTAAATCATCTGATATATCCATTGTTTGGTGTTCGTCACCAATAACTGTATCAATTATCTTACGTTTTTTTTCTAATGTTTTATAAATCATTTCATCTATTGTACCAATGGCTATTGGATAATAAACATTAACGGTACTAGACTGACCTATTCTGTAAGCCCTATCTTCAGCTTGAGCGTGATTAGATGGTACAAAATCCAAATCGTTCATAATAACTATTTCCGCTTTAGTTAATGTTATAGCTGTACCAGCTGATATTAAATTACCCACAAAAACTTTAATATCGTCATTTTCTTGAAATTGGTCAATAGACCTTTGTTTATTTTTACCATTCATCTTACCATTATGACCTACAGCAATTTGATTAAAGTGGTTCATTAATGTATCAAATGAGTGGGTAAAATTTGTGAATATAATTACTTTTTTACCGTTTTCTATCGCTTGTTCAGCTAACTCTATACTTTGTTTAGTCTTTTCTAAAGCTAAATATTTCCTCAAAACAACCAATTCTACCATGTGTCTACCTGCACCTAAATTTTTACCCTCACTTTTAGCCCAAGCTAAATACTCATCAAAAACATTACCATATTCCTTCATATCATCAATTTCTACATAATATGGTGCAACTATTTTGGGTGGTAAATCTAAGTGGTCTTCTTTTTTTCTCCTTAGAATTAATCTTTTTGTTCTTTCATGTAACTCTTCTAGGTTTGAAGCTCCATCTGTAATCCAAATATCTCTCATCCCATTTTTAGTTTTTTTTCTAAACTTTTTAGCATCACAATATCTAAAAGCGTAATATTGCCAACTAGATGTTAATGGTGAGTCACATAAATTAAGTAGATTGTAGAAATCCATAGGTCTATTAGCTATTGGTGTACCGGTTAATAACCACTTTTTTTTGACTGTTTCTCCAACCTCATTAATTATTTTAGTTCTAGCTGCTTTTGGGTTTTTTGCCATATGACATTCATCTATTATCATTAAATCAAAACATTCTTCAACTAGATGTCTACTAACTTCCCAATCTTCATATTTTTTTCTACCATCTTTTAGTGTGTGAAAATTTTTTAATATATCATAATTTATTATTGTAAACTTCTTTGGATTCCAATGACCTGTTTTTATAATGGAAATATCGTCTTCTGGGACAAAATTAGATATTTCTCTAAACCAATTAATTTTAGCATTTGCTGGACATATAACCAATATCTTCTCAACACCACTTTCTAAAGCCGCGACAATAGACATATATGTTTTACCTAACCCCATGTCATCCCCCAAAATACATTGGTTTTTACTTAATAAAAACTTAATACCCTTTTCTTGATGTTTGAAAGCCCTCCAACCTCTATTATCTTTTTCTTGGTATTTATCGAAATCTACCTCCACTTCAATATCCTTCTCATATAAATTTTGGTACACTTGGGTTTTAGGGATATAAAATGTGGGGGAATACTTTTGGTTTTTAAATACTTTACCTTTAACGTGGTAACTTTTAGTTGTATCCCCTAATACTGTTTCGACTAATACCTTATTTGGTATATGTTTTAAATCGAACTGTTCTTTTAATTGGGTACCTAAAAAATCTGTAATACCCACCACTTCGTTTAAATGGAAAGGTTCTTTATTAAAATTCCTTTCTACGTATTCAGCTACACTTGGTGATATTGGGAATCCTCCCTCTTTTTCTAGTCTTGTCTTAAGAGAGTTTATGTACTCATTATTACCTTTATATTCGGTTAGTTTAAGTAATGTTTTTTTATTTTTTAACTTGTTAATATCTAACATATCTGGTTAAATATAGAAACATTTTTAAGAAAATAAACTAAATAGGGTATTTCTAAATATTTATAATTAAAATAAAGATATGTCTGAAAATAAAAAGTGGCCAATAAACCGTATGGGTAAGTTTTATGACTACCTAGATTTCGGTTTGGAGAATGAGATGGCTCGTGAATATCTAGAGGGTGATATTAATTTTACGGTTATTTTGTTTAGAGTTAATAAAATAACTAGTCAAACAGATGATACTTACGGTGAACCAGATGTAGAGGAGATTAAATTTCACCCACCAGTTGAAATTAAGGTTAGACCTATATTAGAGGAGTCTTCAAATAATACGTACTCAGAAGGTTATGGTAGATATGAAGATTATGGTAATTTAGTTTTCACAGTTTTTGTTGACCAACTTAAAGAACTAGACGTTGATATTAATTATGGTGATTTTATTGGGTTTCCTGATAGAGAGGATAATATAAAATATTTTACTGTTTCTAATGATGGTAAAATAAATTCTGATAACGCTAAAACTAGAGTGGGGTATAAAGCTTACTATAGAAAGATAACTTGTGTCACAGCTGACCCAGAAGAATTTAATGGAATTTAAAAATGGCTTTACCTAAAAAAAGAAAAAAGGATATAGATATTAAAGTAGTTAACCCAGAAGGTGGGCCAAAAAGATGGGTAGACCAATTTATAGACCAAAATAAACAGTATCTACCTAGGTCGGTAGATTTCGCTGATTTAGATGGTGGTTTTGTTGATTTCGTTAATGAAGATTTGGGTTTTGAAATTAAGGGGGAAAAGGTCCCAACACATTTTTTAACTTTACAAAGGTGGAATGAGTTTGCTAAAATTTGGCCAAATACGGACAAATATAAAAACATAAAAATACCCTTTGTGTCTATAGTTAGAAGACCAAACCACGATACTGGTACAAATCCAGCTGATTTTAAGATACCCGTTAGAAAAAATTTTCCTTATATGCAAATACCAGTATGGGATGGGAATAGGAAGGGAGCTGATATATACGGAATCCCTAATCCCGTAGGTGTGGATATGGTATATACTGTACGTTTTTTCTCATTTAGAATGAGAGAATTAAATATATTACATCAAAAAGTTTTACAAACTTTTGCTTCAGCTCAAGCTTATGTCAATATAAAAGGACATTATTTCCCAATACTACTAGAATCCATTGGAGATGAGAGTAAAATTGATGATTTAGATGGTAAAAGATTTTATGTACAAACATATGAAATGAAATTACAGGGTTACTTAGTTGATGAGGAGGAGTTTGAAGTTAAACCCGCTATCAATAGGGCTTTTGTAACTTTTGAGGTTGAAGCTAAAGATTTAAGACCTAAAGCTAATTTTATATCAAATGATGATAACAGTGGGAAAACACTAAAAGCTGTTATTCAGTTTTTAAAAGGCTCACCAACAACTATAAAATTCAGTGTAGATAGTACAACTAATTTCATTTCAACTGAACTAACAAATATTACTAGTTATACTATCCATAAAAATGGGGGTTCAGTTAGTTTGCCTTTTACAGCAGATTGTGGTGATTTAATAACTATTGATATAGTTAAAACTGATTCAAATCAATTATCAGAAATAATATTAAGTGGTTTAATAGAAGAGTAGTGTTTATACTTCATCACCGTATATATCTATTTTTACCTTACAATTATCTTTAATTAACTTTTCAACAAAAGCGAACATTTTAAGGCCATTTTCGTTACAATAGTCTTTTAATAACTTGTGAGTTTTTGGTGTAATCTTTAGATTTTTGTCCCTTTTCATAGGTGTTTCTTTATAAGTATGATAAAAGTATTCTTTTTTTCATACTTATTTTGTAGTATATACTACAAATTAAATTTTTTGGTGATTTGGATAATATTTATTTAGAAATAACTAATAAAAGAAAAAATTAATTAAATGGCATCAGACAATAAAATATTTGTATCACCAGGTGTGTTTACATCAGAAAAAGATTTATCATTTGTAGCACAACAAGTTGGTGTTACGACATTAGGTACGGTTGGGGAAACAGTAAAAGGCCCAGCTTTCGAACCTATTTTTATAACAAACTATGAAGAATTTACAGCAATATTTGGGGGTCAAAACCCAGAGGTTTTTTCAGACTTTAAACCTAAGTATGAATTACCTTATATAGCTAGAAACTATCTAAGTCAATCAAACCAATTATTCGTTACTAGAATATTAGGTTTAACTGGTTATGACGCTGGTGACGCTTGGATGATTACTACTGTTGCAGGTTACGACCCATCTACTATAGCTAGTGCAGCTACAACAACATGGACAGCTAGTTACACTGGGGGTACAACTTACTTTGGTTGGGCCGGTGCTGGTGCTACTGAAGCGGAAGAATTATATGACTTAGGTTTATTCCCTATTCAATCACTTACGTCAACTGGTCCAGTTGATGTTCCAGGTGTAACAGGTACATATCCAAATGGTATTGTATTTACTAGTTCTGGTGGTGGAGCTTTTGATGGAGTGGAGGGTGTAGTAACCCAAACCTCTTATACAGCTGGTTCTGGTACTGTATCTGGTACTGTAACTACCTATACAGCAACAGCATATTCTGGTTATGATAATATTACAGTAGCAATGTTAAGGTCAAGAGGTTATTACGCGAGTGATGATTTAGTATTCGACACCGACCAAGTTACAACTGGTGTTC